TGTGCAGACGCCTGTTGAGACTGCCAACGACTTTGGCGAGCCGGTAAAGCATTGGAAAGAAGTATGTAAAGTATGGGCTGGCATTGAGCCGCTGAAGGGTAGCGAAAAGTTTTCAGCCATGGAAGTTCAATCTGAAGTTGATTCCAGAATTGTTATGCGCTGGAGCAAAGGAACAGATCAGATTACGACCAAAGAGCGCATTGTTTACGGCAATAAAATATATGACATCAAGGATGTTTTAAACCTAGATGAGCGTGACAGAGAGCTGCATTTAATGGTTAGGAGGCATCTGTGATCGGTTCAGCGCGAATGACGGGCCTAGAAGATGCAATGAAGGCTATGCAGGCGGCTTTTCCTGTTGAACCTAAAAAACAACAGCAAATATTGCATAGATCAATTGGTTCGGCGGCCAGAAAAGAGATATTGCCAACATCAAAGCAATTGGCGCAAGTGGGTGACGCATCAGGCGCATTGTCTGAGGCATTGACGGTAAGAGCATTGCCAGCAAAGGAAAGGCGCAAGCGCAATACGGCGGCGTCAATGATAGTTACGCCGGTAAGGTCAAACAGAAAGGCTTTGTCACGCTATATCAGCCATTACTACACACAAAATGGCCTGACTCCACCTGCCAGCCTGCTTGTTAGGGGCATTATGCACGGGCATCTGATCGAGTTTGGCAGTGTAAACAACAGCGCAAAATCGTTTTTATGGGCATCGGCGCAGGCAAATTATAAAAATTATGTGGCTACATTTGCCACTGAAATGCGCAGGATTACAGAACAAGCGGTCAAAAAGGCGGCTACAAATGGTTGAAAAGGGCTTATACTCGGTGTTGACAGTGCCAACGGCCATTGCTGGAGGTCGTATATACCCAAGATTGCCGCAAAATGTAGCTTTTCCGGCTGTGAGATATCAGCAAATAGGCTCTATTAGAACCCATGCAATAGACGGGTCAAATGTAGGGCCGACAGAATTTACCATGCAGATTGATTGCATGGGTAAAACGTATGCAGATGCTAAAAATTTAGCGGCATCTGTTTTTAACAGGCTTCACGGATATCGTGGGCCTTGGGGTGATTCGATATGCAGGTTTTGCACACTGCAAACGGATAATGATTTTTATGAGCAAGACGGCGACGACATAACCCATTGGGTAAGTCAGCGTTTTTTGGTATGGACTAATGATGCTTAATTTGGAGATGAGACCATGACACAAGCAATTCTCGGAGCGGGTAGCTCTTTACGGCTGGGAGATGGTGCATCTCCTGAAGTGTTTACTAAAATTGCCGAGGTGCTGCGTGTTGGTGCTATCGGACAGACGGCGGCTGAAATTGATGTCACCAATCTTGACAGTACAGCAAAAGAATATATTGCTGCATTGCCCGACGGTGAGACAGTTTCAATTACCATGAATTTTGTAGGCGGAACACAGCAGAACGCACTGCGTGACGGCGTGAGAACTACAAAGAACTTTCAGATGCAGTTCAGCGACAAGACTCAAGCGTCTTTCAAGCTTGTTATTTTGGGCTTTATGCGTGATGAAACCTCTCCTGAATCTCAGTTAACTGCTAGTGTTACAGGCCGCATTACTGGCCCGATCACTTGGGGCACTTACACATGAGCATGAAAGCTACTGACATTCTGAACTTTATGGATGTGAGAACCTCTGAAGTAGAGGTTTCTGAGTGGAACACAACGCTCAGAATTAAAGAGCTTGGGCTTGATGAAGGCATGAGCTTGTTTGAAAAGTTCAAAGGGCTTAAAGAGGGCGAAGAATTTACCCTTAAAGCTAGTGATATTGCTCAGGTAGTTGCATGGGGCGTTATTGACGAAGAAGGCAATCGCGTTTTCTCAGACAATGATGTGCCAGCATTGGCAAAAAAGAACCGTAATGCTTTGATGTCGCTTTATACGGCTATTACAGCGCTTACGGGTGAGGACGCAGCAAAAAACTGAAAAGCCAGCCGTTACTGACTTCAGTATTTCGGCTGGCGTTTTATTTCAAAAGGCCGGTAAGTGAACTCAATCTGACATGGAGAGAGTTCACCTATTGGATGGCTTATCTAGACCTAGAGCCGCCAGATCAGGCTGAGAATTACCGTTCTGCCATGGTNNACCAACATGTCAGGCAGGTCACTACCTGAAGGCAAGCGCGTAAAGCCTGAAGATTTTCTGGGCAAGTCTGACAAGCCTGAAACATCTGCGCAAAGTGAAGCGGATCAAAAGGCGTTTTTGCAAAGTTTGAGGAGTGAATAAGATGGCTTCAGCCGGTACAGTTACCCTTAATCTTGACGCCAATTCGGTCAAGCTGATTCGAGAACTTCAGAAAGCGGAGCGCAGCACAAAGAATAGCGCCAGCAATATGAGTGATGATTTCTCGCGCATGGCGTCAAACATTGCCAAAACCACCGCAGTAGTTGCAACAGCGTTCGCAGTTATGGCAACCAAATTAACGCGAGATGGCTTGAAGGTCATTGACGCAAACGCAAAAATGGCGCGCTCTCTGAATGCGTCAAACGACGCTTTGCAAGCTCTCAGGATGGCAGCAGGAGATACAGGGCTTGAAGGTCTTGATAGTTCTTTAAACAAAATGAATCGCGCGCTCGGCGCGGCTGAGATGGGAACCGGGCGGGCGGTCAAGACCATTGAAGCTCTTGGTCTGAATCTGCAAACTATCGGGATGGCAATCCGTGATGCGGGCATATCATCAGAGCAAGCTTCGAGGCACTTGCAAAACCTTGGATTTGAACAATCTCAGGCTATGGCCTTCTTTTCTTCAGGCATATCAGACCTATCAACATACAGGCGCGAGATACAAGCACTTGGTCTTTCTTTATCCTCGTTTGACGCGGCAAGAGTCGAACGCGCCAATGATGCCATGGGCGTTTTTGGAGATGTAGTGCAAGGCATAAGCCAGCGAGTTGCTGTGAATATGTCTGATATTATTTACTACTTTTCTGAATCATTTAATAAGATGGCAGTTCAGTCAGGTAACCTTGGGACTATAATTGACGATCTTTTTGAAAAAATACTGATGGGAAGCATTAATGTATTTGAGGCAGTAGCTACAACTATGTCTCCGATAGTGTCCATAACAAAAAGCCTTTGGGATAGCTTTGCTCAATTGCCGCAGTTTGCGAAAGAGCTTGGCATTATCGGGGCTTTATTTTTTGGCATACAAGGCCGTTTTGCAATTGCTGCGTTTATTGCAGCAATGGGGCCAATATCCAGATTTATACAAAAATCAGCATCAGACCTCGCAGGGGTAGAAGGTGCCGCAGGCTCTCAGCTACAACGACTAGCTTCTACTCTTTCCGGTGAATCTGACTTTAGCTTGCTTGGATCAGCCGCAGGCTTGTTCACTCCAGACTACGAAAACAATGTTTCGGCGCAAGCATCTCGCCTGAGACAAATAATGAATGAAATGATAGCCGACAGAGAAGCCTTGCGCGCGAGTATGTCGCAAGACCCAATGTGGAACGATCCTAACATAGATGATTGGCTAGATCGTCCAGACATTGAAACGGATGAAGAAAAACGAGAAAGGGAGATGGTGGAGGCTGAAAGGCTTAAAACATTAAGAAATTATCTTGATGCCATGAGTCAAACAGAAACGCAAATGAGTCAGTTTGCAAAACAAGCTGCCAATAATATGCAAACATCTTTTGCAAACTTCTTGTTTGATCCTTTTAAGGAAGGCTTGCGCGGGATGTTGTCTGGTTTGATTGACACGCTGAGGCGCATGGTTGCTGAGATTGCTGCACAAAAAGTATTAAGCGTTATATTTGGTAGTTTGGCTAACGCCAGCAATCCTGTCATGGCTGCTTTGGGGACTGCCTTTGGTGGCTCTGCCTTTGTTGGCCCTATGCCTTCTAGAGACTCAGGCGGGCGTGGCAGTGCTGGACAACCTTATTTGATCGGCAAGGGCGCGCAACCGGAAATGTTTATACCTGATTCAGCGGGAACATTTATTCCAAATGCTGATAAAATGGGCGGCACATCATTCAGTATTTCCATTGATGCCAGAGACCCCGGCGCTGAGGGGAGAATCAAGGCTATGATTGAACAAGAAATGGTGCCACAGATTATCGAGGCGGCGAAAGGAAATACCATAGCTTCATTGCGTAGGCCGAGGTTTGCATAATGGCTGAAGTTACCATACCGGCAATCAAGGCAGGCTCCGCAAGTATAGGGCTTGTTCGCGCTGATGTAGCGACCGAGCTTTTAAGCGGGGCAGAGGTCTACACGATATTTGCTCGCGCTGCATGGACTATGAATATCAATCTGGTTATCCAAACCGAACAGCAGGGGCGTGATTGGTCTGGCGCTTTGGCTAGATTATCCAGCTTTGGTAATTTCTTTAAAGCATCACCACCGGCTTACTCTGGCGCGGCTTATACAGGATCAACGCCACAAGTAAACGGAGCTGCTCAGCTTGGTACTACATTGAGCCTTAAAAACATCACTCCCAGCGCTGTGGTGTTCAGGACGGGCGAGTATTTTGAGGTGAATGGAGAGCTTAAAATAGTTACGGCCACGGCCACGGCTAACGGCTCTGGCATAGCGTCAGTAAGCTTTGAGCCTCCACTAAGAGCATCTCCAGCCGATAGCGCCAGCCTTGTTATAACGGCACCAAAGGCATCGTTTAGGCTTGCGCAGCCAGCAGCTCAGTGGAACATTCAGCCAGGTAAATTTTACGCCATAACCATTGATGCGGTAGAAAAGATATGACAAGACCAATGACAGCAGCCATGGGGATTGCGCTGTCCGAACAGGTCATAAGGCCCGTTCTGATTGCTTATCTTGATATTGCGTCTGACCCGATAGCGATGTGGACAGGCGCAGGCACCTTCCAGCCTTCTGGCAGTCCTGATTCAGTATTAAACGGGAAAAGCTTTTTTTCTTCTCAATCTTTCGCTGATGTGTCGGACATTAAAGAGGATCAAGGCATAGGCGGGCCAGTGACATTGATACTCAAGGCTGAAGCTTTGGATCAGGACGCGCTAAGGCAGCTTGTAAGAGACCGCAGAGAGTGGCGCGGTAGACCGGCTTATCTGTGGCTGGGATTGTTTAATGAAAGCTTAAACGCTGTTTTAGAATATCCCATCCGGATCAAAACAGGCATCATGACCAGCATAACTGTTACGCGGTCAACATCTGAAGTTTATATACAAATGGTCATTGACGCTGATCTGCAAAACGCGAAAACAGCACCATTCAGGCTGTTGGATCATGGCAGAGTCTGGCCTAGCGACACGTT